TTCTCAATTTCTTAAAAAGAAAATGGAAGAGAAAAAAGAAAATAAAAAAATGGGCGGTGGCATGATGAACAAACCTATGGGTTATAAAAAAGGTGTCATGGTCAAAGCTAGAGGCTGCAAACTAGGTAGAACAAGACCTACTAAGATCACGTAAGGAGGGACACATGTCCCTAAAGGCAATCATTCAAGGGATTGGTAAGAAGATACTTGGAGGTAAGAAAGTATCAAGTTCACCGGCCACCGGCAAAGAACAAAAACTTTTAACTTACGAAAAAGAATCTTTACAGAAAACTGGAAAAGAGTTAGCTGAACAAGAATTTAATGCTCCAGTAATTTCAAGACCACTTAAGAAAACTAAACCACTTCATATGGGTGATGATCAAGCACCTATATTTGGATCTTCTACTTATGACTGGGTAATGAAAAAAGGTAGAGGAGAATTCTCTGCAGATGAATGGTTAGATCATTTAACTTCAACTAGAAAAGTAAACTTTAAAGTGTTTGGTAAACCTGCATCAAGAACTGAAAGAGGACCCAAGCAATTTAAATATGACAATGGCCCGTTTGCCGGTAAAGAAGTTACGATTAATAAAGAAGAACTTTTTGATTCCAACCTAGCTGTGTTTAATGAAGCTGGAGACTTAACAGGTGGATTATTGTATGCAGCTAAAAAGTTTGGATTAAAATTAGATGCAAATACTTTAGGGGATATGATCAAACTAAACCCTGTAAATAGATTACAACCTGTAGAACTTGGAATACCTAAAGGGGCTATGGAGAAATTAAGAACTAAAGCACCTGTTATTCAAAAACAAATTGATAGCTTAAAAGAAAACTTCAGACAAAGAAAATTATTTGCACTTGAAGATGAAATGATTGATGCACAATATAAATCAAGATTGTTCACGACACGAACAGATGCAAACTCTTTTAAACAAGCAAGTAAAAGTATTACTGATAGTTTAAATAGAATTAAACGATCTGACAATTTAAATGCAGATGAGAAAAGAATTATTAATCAATTAATCGGTGAAGTAGATGATGTTGCAAAACCTTTTACAGATAAAACTATGGCAACAAGATACAAAGGGGAAAGAAGTTATACCCTTGAAGGTGGTGATGATTACCGAGAAACAGTTTGGAGACTGAATGAAGATATTCCTGGTAACTCTGCTGCTAGAAAAACATTTGGTCACTTTGACGGTATCAATGAAAACATGGTCTATCACGTAAGATACGATACACGATATACTCCAGATGGAAAAAAGGTTTTCTTAATTCATGAAATTCAATCCGATGCAAACCAAAAAGTTGCAAAAGCTTTAACCAAAGCAGAACAACTATCGGGAGAGCAAAGAATTAATCCTTTTCAAAAAGATATTGAACTAAACTTATTATCTCAAAACAGATCTAAGATGTTAAAAGATATGGACGAGGCTATTGAAGCAGGTCTAACGAATAAAGCAAATGCAATTGCAAATGATTTAAAAGATATAAATGATAAAATTAGAATGACATATACAAGATCATCTATTTATGGTGGTGGCCCAGAAAAATTTGATTACTTTCCATTAGTCGAGGCTGATGCTTATGGAGACCATGCTCTTAAATACTTATTGAATAAAGCTGCTAAAGAGAATGTCGATTACGTAGCCGTTGCCCCGTTTGACAAATTAAGTTACAGACAAGGATACAAAAAAGGGAATGAACGATTTTATGGTTATGCTAGTGGTAAAGGAATTGATAAAAAGGGTAAAGCAGTGATGCCTGAGATTATGAAGAAGACTGCAAGATTTTATGATTCAAAAGCAGGGGCACAAAAAATATCTTTGTCTGATCCTAAAAAACCATACAAAGAAATAGATAGAGATCGATTTAAATATCCAGAGACTCACAAACTTAAAGGTAAAGAATTAGATAATAAATATCACAGAAATGCTTTATCCAAAGAAGAATACGAAGGTATGTCTGATCGAAGTGTATTTACTTATATGGATCCTTCAGATCCGAACTTGTATTTTGATGCATTTGCGATTAAAGTGTCCCCATTAATGAAACAAACTTTGAAGACCTACCGTAGTGAAGGCGGATTAGTAGTAGATATATTTAAACCAATAAGGTAGTATAAGATATGGCTGTAGAAAAGAACAACGAGACAATCACTGAAGAAGATTCAATTGAAGAGACAGTAGAAGAACAACCAGAGGGTTTACCTGAGGTTACTGTTGAAGGTGAAGAAGAAGTGGTTGAAACTCCTGAACAAGATTTTAATGCAAACTTAGCATTAGAAATGGACGAGCGTACGCTTAGGTCTATGGCTAGTGATTTGATTGATGAATACAAAAAAGATAAATCATCCAGAAAAGAATGGGAAGATGCATACATTAAAGGTTTAGATTTATTAGGTACTAAGTATCAAGAAGTAACTAAACCATTTAAAGGAGCTTCCGGTGTCACGCATCCGTTACTCGCTGAATCTGTTACACAATTCCAAGCACAAGCTTATAAAGAGTTAGTACCAAGTGATGGTCCTGTACGAACACAGGTCATAGGTTTACAAACACCGCAAACGGAACAACAAGCAGAAAGAGTTAAAGACTACATGAACTATATGTTGATGGAGGAAATGGAAGAATACACAACTGATATGGATCAGATGTTATTTTATTTACCTTTATCAGGATCAACATTTAAAAAAGTTTACTACGATGCAATGTTAAATAGACCCGTATCTAAATTCATTCCTGCAGAAGATTTAGTCGTTCCATATTATGCATCTGATTTAAAAGATTGTGAGAGAATTACTCATGTCATTAAGATGACTCAAAATGAAGTCATTAAAAAACAAGCAGCAGGATTTTATAGAGACATTGAACTCATTCAATCAGACAATGAGCCAGATTCATTACAGAAAAAATTAAATGAATTAGAAGGAATTAAAAAAACTGAAACTGATTACATGCACAATATTTTAGAAATGCATGTCGATTTAAATTTAGATGATTATGAAAACTTTGATGACAAAGCAAAGAAAATAAAAATACCTTACATCGTTACCATTGATGAAGGTAGTGGAGAAATTTTATCTATTTATAGAAATTATAAACCTGATGACATGGCTTACAACCGAATTGAATACTTTGTTCATTATAAATTTTTACCAGGATTAGGATTTTATGGTTTTGGTTTAACTCATATGATTGGTGGACTGTCTCGTGCAGCAACACAAGCACTAAGACAATTGATGGATGCAGGAACTTTAAAGAATTTACCTGCAGGATTTAAGTCGAGAGGTATTAGAGTTAGAGATGATGACCAACCAATTCAACCTGGAGAGTTTAGAGATGTAGATGCACCTGGCGGAAACATTAGAGATCAGTTTTTTAACCTACCATTTACTGAACCATCAGTAACTTTATACAATCTTTTAGGTTTTGTAGTACAAGCAGGACAAAAATTTGCTGCAATAACCGATTCAAATATTGGAAATGATGTTCAAAACAGAGCTGTTGGCACAACAGTAGCTCTAATGGAACGTGGAAGTAGAGTAATGAGTGGTGTTCACAAGCGATGTTACTATGCAATGCGTTTAGAATTTAAAATTTTAGCAAGAATTTGTGCTCAATCACTACCACCAGAGTATCCATATGATGTTTACGGTGGCCCAAGACAGATTAAAGCGGTAGATTTTGATGATCGAGTCGATATTTTACCTGTTGCAGATCCAAATATCATGTCTATGGCTCAAAGAGTAACGTTAGCACAAGCACAATTGCAAATTGCACAGTCAAATCCGATGATGCACAACCTTCATGAGGCTTACAGACGTGTTTATGAAGCTTTAGGAACTAAACAAATTGAAACTTTACTCAAACCACCACCAAGACAACCAGAACCAATGGATCCTGCAAAGGAAAATGCACGTGCATTACAGATGAAGTTCGCAACAGCGTTCGAATTCCAAGATCATGACGCTCATATTGCTGCACACATGGCATTTATGCAATCGAGAATGGTTCAAATTAATCCTGCAGTGTATGCTTTACTGCAAGCACACGTTTCTGACCACGTTTCTTTCAAAGCTAGAAAAGAAGTTATGGAACAAATGATGCAAGATCAGAATATGTTAGCTCTACAACAACAAAATCCTGAACAATTTAAAATTGCATTCGATAATGCAGTTGCAACAGCTACTGCAGAGATCACTGAACAGCTTGTTAAGGGTGAACAAATGCAGCAACAAGGAAAACAAGACCCATTAGTAAGAATTAAACAACAAGAAGTTGATTTAAGAGCTATGGATCTTCAAAGAAAAGCTGAAGAGACAAGATTTAAAGCTGAACAAGAGCAAATGAGGGAAGCAGCAAGATTAGAATTCGAATATGATCGACTTGCACAACAAGATCAGCAATCTGATGAACGTTTGGAAGTCGCTAGGGAGAAGATGAACAAAAAATGAGGAAAGGATTAAGTGGAGGAGTTAAATCTGGGCCACCGCCTAAGAAAGGACCTAATCCACAAGGAATAAAACTCAGAAATGCAAAAAAGCTCCTACGAAAAACTTTCAAAAAAAAGTAAAATTATCTGGCTATCTGGTTTATTTGATGGTGAGGGTAGTTTTGGTATTTGGTCTAAAGGTGTAGGTAAAAAAAGAGCCTTTGCAGCTACGATTGAAATGGGTGATGAGGATATTATCCAAAGATTTCAAGATATGTTCGGTGGTGTTGTTTTTAAAACTAAAAAAAAGGAAGAAAGATTCAGACAATTATGGCGATGGAGATGTGTAGGCGATAGGGCTTACGATTGTATTGATAAGATGATAGAATATATGGGAATAAGGAGACAGGAAAAATACAATGTGGTTAAAAGCGATATCTCTAGCCGTTAAAGCAGGTTCTCACATATATCAGAACCGTCAGAAGACGAAGATGTTAATGTCTGATGCTCAAATGCATCATGCTGAAAAGATGGCTCGCGGGGAAAGTGAGTATCAGGGCAAATTACTTGAATCTAGAAATTCGGACTGGAAAGACGAGTTCATTTTATTATTACTCTCGGCTCCCATAGTAATGCTTTCTTGGGCAGTATTTTCGGATGATCCAAGTGCAATGGAGAAGATGCAATTATTCTTTGAATATTTTTCACAACTACCGTTTTGGTATCAGACAATTTTCGTGGGCGTCATAGCGAGCGTTTACGGTCTTAAAGCAACAGATTTAATTAAGAGGAAATAATGACAAAACTTTGTGCAAGAGGTAAATCAGCAGCTAAAAGAAAATTTAAAGTTTATCCTAGTGCCTATGCAAATGCTTATGCATCTAAAATATGTGCAGGTAAAATTAAAGATCCATCAGGTAAAAAAAGAAAAGATTGGGGACCAAAGAAAATGACTAACGGTGGTTATTTTGATGAACAAAAAACAAATGTTAAAGGTAAAAAAACTACAGGTCCTGTAAAAGGTGGTAACACTCCAGAAATACCACCTTCAGAATATATGAAATATAAAAAATTTAAAAAAAACAAAGTTATTTCTGCAAAAGTCGGAATGAATGTAACTGCTGGCGGAGAATCAGCATTAGGTAGATTAGAAAAGTCTGGTCTTAAAATGCGTGGTGGTGGAATAGCAATTAAAGGGACAGATTTTAAAGGAGTGTTTTAATGTATAAAAAAATGATGTTTGGTGGATTATTAACCACAGGGATAAAAGCTGCTGCTAAAAAATATTTTAAAATGTCTGGTAAAAAAATTACAGACCTTACAAAATCACAACCACTTAAATCTAGAACATCTGCAAAAACAGATTATGCTAGAGCATTACAACTTCATTCATCTGATAAAAAAGATAAAATGAAACTACAACAGTATATTCGAAAACAAAAGTAATGAATAAAAAAGGATCATGTTGGGAAGGTTATGTTCAAAAGGGCATGAAGAAAAAAGGCAACCGAATGGTGCCCAACTGTGTTCCTGCAATGAGAACTGGTGGATTAACAAAATGGTTTAATGAAAAATGGGTAGATATTGGAGCAAAGAAAAAAGGTGGCAAGTATCAAGAGTGTGGAAGAAAATCTGCCAGTGGTTCAGACCGCAAGTATCCAAAATGCGTACCACTTGCAAAAGCCACAGCGATGACAAAGTCGCAAAAGGCCTCTGCTGTTGCCAGAAAAAGATCGGTAAGTAATGCAGGACCAAAACCAACAAATGTGAGGACATAATGTGGAAGTGGATTAAAAAATTATTTACACCTAAAAAACAACAATATGAAGAAATTCATATTGATTATTCTAAATTAACTAAAGGGGATTTGAAAAAACTCCAAGCACAAGGTAAAATAAAAGACATATATGAGAGACACTAGAAGTATAGAATCACATTTAAAAGAAGTTGCTAGAGAAAATAAAAAAAAGCAACTACATAAAGACCTTAGAAAAGAAGTTGAGGTAGGGGCTAACGGTACGCAGCAATATGTGATAAAAGAAGGTGTAAACAAAAATAAAATCGCAAAGGTTAAATAATGGACAAAAATTATCCCACACAAGGAAAAACAAAAAAAAATCCTTCTAAGAGTAATAGAGTA